GATGATCCGCGACACGGTGCGCCGCTATGCCCTGTGCCACGTCCTGACCTCAAGCCGCGTGCTGGAGGGGCCTTATCGCCTCGACGTGTCGCGTCTGCCGGTGTTCCGCGTCGAGGGCTGGTCGCTGCAAGAGGCGAATGTCCGGTATCGGTGGGGGTTCGTGCGCAACGCCAAAGACCCCCAGCGCCTGCACAACTACTGGCGATCCGTTCTGGCCGAGGAGTTGTCCAAGTCGGTTTCGACCAAGTGGCTGTTGGACACCACGGCCATGAAGAACGGGATGGCGGACCAGTTCCGCAACTCCCACCGCACAGGCGACAACGTGGTGTTCTGGGACAGCCAGAACGGCGGCGCCAAGCCCGAGATGTTCCCACCGCCCCAGATGAACAGCGCCGTTCTGACCGAGGCCGGGATGTCCGTGCAGGACATCAAGGACGTGACCAACAAGCACGAGGCATCGCTGGGCATCCAGTCCAACGAGGTCAGCGGCCGGGCGATCACCGCCCGCCAGCGCGTGTCCGAACTGGGCGACGCGATCTACCTCGACAACATGAACGCCGCGCTGGGCGAGGCGGGCCGGGTGATCAACGAGTTGATCCCGGTGGTCTACGACACCAACCGCACGATCAAGGTGGTGGGCGAGGACGACGTGGACATGGTGCAGGAGATCAACGGCACCGCAGGCGACGCGACGCCGGACGTGACGCTCGGCAAGTACGACATCACATACACCACGGGCCCGTCCTACGCGACCAAGCGCCAGGAGGCCGTTGACGTCATGATGACGCTGATGAACACCATGCCGCAGGTCGGTAACGTCATCGCGGACATCATCGTGCGCAACCTCGACATTCCTGGCGCCGCCGAGATCGAGGAGCGTTTGGCGATGATGCTGCCGCCCGGTATGGTCAACGCAGATCGCCTGCCTGCGTCACGCCGCGAGGCTGTGATGCAGAAGCAGCAGGAGGCCCAACAGCAGGCCCAACAGCAGCAGCAGATACAGATGGCGCAGTTCCAGGCGATGATGGCCGAGCAGCAGGCCAAAACTCAGGAGTTTCTGGCGCGCGCCCAGAAGCAGATGGCCGATGCCGAGCGCACCATGGCCGAGGTCGGCGTGGCCCGCGAGAAGGTGCGGCTCGACGCCGCCGCCATCGAGATCAAGGGCTTCCAGGCTGGCATGAACGAAGCCAAACTGGGCATGGAGGCGTTCCGATCCGGCCTTGACAGCGCCATGCGCGAAACCGAAATGAACCAGAAAGAAAAGCAACCCCGAGGAGAGACTGATGCCCCGCAAGAATGAGATCGACGACGACCAGGACGACAGCGTTGAACTGTCCACCGACTTCGAGGCCGAGGCCCGCAAGGCCGGTTTGACCCCCAATCAGGACGACGGTGATGACAGTGACGATCTTTCCGACGAGGACGCGGACGACGCGGACGACGCGGACGACGCGGACGAGGACGAGGACGACGGCGCGGAAGCCGAAAGCGAGCCTCTGGCTGCGGCCAGAGTAAAGCCGACCGCCAAGGAGCGGATCAAGGAACTGGCGACCAAGCGGCGCGAGGCCGAACGCCTCCAGTTCGATGCAGAGATGCGCTCGATCGAACTCCAGCGCCAGTTGGATGCGGCCCGTCAGGCTGCGCCGCCCGCCGTCCAGGTCATGAAGAAACCCGACCCGAACACCTACAAATACGGTGAGATGGACAGCGACTATCAGGACGACCGGCTGAATTACCGCATATGGGAGCGTGATCAAAAAAACGCCCAGACCAACCAGGCGCAGACGCAGGTTGCCGCCGAGGAGCAGCGGCTGACCCACTACCGCACGCGCCTTGAGGCCGTGATTGCAGACGGCACCAAGCGGTACACCGGGTTCCGCGACGCCATCGACCGCACACCCTACGAGCCCGAACTGGCGCGCATGGTGCTGGACTCCGATAGAGCCGTTGACATTGCGTACCATTTGAGCAAGAATGGCGCCGATCTCCTGCGCCTGACGCGTGCAAGCAAAGACGAACGCTTGCGCATACTCGGACAGCTGGAGGGTAAACTTTCGGTTGCTTCTACCGCAAAGAAGGCTACGCAAGCGCCGCCTGCCATGGGTTCCAGAAAACGGACCCCCGTGACGAACAGCGGCAAATACGGTCCTGACGATCAGGACGCGTTCGACCGAGCCTTTTACAGCAACTAGGAGCCACCATGGCCATCACCGTCCCGCAATCCCGCCTGATCCTTCGCACGGTCATGGCCGCCCTTCGCAACAACCTCGCCGCGTCGAACATGATCGACTGGGAACTCCACTCTGCCGAGATGAACGACCGAAACGGCTTCGTCGTGTCCGAGCAGGTCGGCCCCGAGTACAACATCACCGAGACGACCGGCGCCGTCACCGACCTGACATCTGCCGTTCAGTCCACCGTATTCGGATCGCAGACCTTCACGCTGAACCGTGTGTTCGGGATGTCGATGGGCGCCTCCGACATCGAGAGCGTCACCGATCTCCAGTCGGCACGCAAAGCCCGCGCCCTGAACAACGGTATCGCACGTCTGGCGTCGCGGATCGACAGCCACATCTTCGGCGTCGCGGCCACGGCCTTTCCGTACTCGACCGGCACCTGGGGCACCGGGGTCAGTTCCCCCGTGCATGTCGCAGCGGCCCGCACGCGACTGGCCGAGGCGTCGATCGAGAGCGACGACGGTATCTCCGCCGCCATCACCCACGCCGACCGGCAGGCTTTGGCCAGCTTCATCTACCAAGACAACGCTGCGCTGGCGTCCGAAGGTTCGCGCGCCATGCGCCGGGGTTTCGCGGGCATGATCGACAACGTACCGTTGATGCCGTCCAACCAGTTGGGCCGGATCACCACGGGTACGCGCACCAACGGCGCCATCGCGGGCGCTGCGCAGAACGTGGACTATGTGGACGTTGCGGACTCGGGCAACAACGCTGGGCGCTATCTGACCCAGACACTGGCGCTCGACGGTTTGGGCGCAAACGCGACCATCGCTGCGGGCGAGGTGTTCAGCATCGCTGGCGTGACGGCGTGGGATCCCGAGATCAACGCCACCCGCCCGTTTGCGGCGCAGTTCACCGTTGTGGCCGCAGCGACCGCCAACGGCTCTGGCGCCGCCACCGTGACGATCTTCCCGGCCATCGTCGTACAGACCGGCACCGTCACCGTGAACAACGCCCACGCGACCGTCAACGCGGCGCCCGCCAACGACGCGGTTGTCACCTTCCAGGGCTCCGCCTTGACCACCTACACGCCGCGCGTGATGTTCAAGAAAGAGGCCGTGGTCTGCCACTCCGCGCCGCTGATCCTTCCCTTCACCGGGCAGGGGTTCCGCCGTTCGCTGGCCGACGCCGAGCGCGACGGGCAGGCGCCGGTCATGCCGCGCCTGTGGCTGTACTCGAACCCCGACACGGGCGAACACCGCGCCCGTATCGACATCTTTGTGGAGGCGCAGGTGCGCAACCGCTGGCAGGGCGTCAAGTTCTTCGGCGCAGCGTAACCGCCGCACCACTCACGAAACGAGGCCCGGGGTTCGCTCCGGGCCTTTTTCTTGCGCGGCGTCAAGTGGCGTGATAAGCCGGGGATCATCAGAGGAGATACCCATGCCCATCAAGGATAAGCCAGTGAAACAACCCTACGCGTTCCAAGAGTTCCCCAAGATGGTCTACGGGCCCGACGGGGAGGAGACGGTCATCGCCAACGAGGACATGCGCCCCGATGGCTATCTGAACCACCCCGACGACTTCAAGGACGACGCGGCCGATGCCGCCGAGGACGCCAAGGCCGCTGCGAAGGTTGCCGCCGAGGAGGAGCGCGTTGCGCTCAAGGCGTTCCTCGACGAGCACAAGGTCGAGTACAACGCCAACCTTGGAACGACCAAGCTGCGCGGGCTGTCCGACGCCCTGAAAGAGCACTTGGAGAAGCAGGATGGCGCTGGCGAGTGAGGTCATCAGCTTCGCTTACCGCGAGGCCAACTTCAACACCGTCAGCGGTGTGCCGACGACGGTGGAGTTCGCGGAGGGCCTGACCCTTCTGCAACCCATCGTCAACGCGCTGCCGGGGATGGTCACGGGCATCCGCATGAAGCCGTGGTTCATCCCGGCGCCGCAGAAGGTCAGCGCCATCGCGGCTAATTACCCGGCCTATTCGTCGGACGCGCTGGCGCCGCAGAACATCTACAACCCGCCTTCCAACCGGCGGTTGATGATGCGGAACACCGAGGACGTGGAGGTGTTTTTCCAGTACCAGCCCCAGCCGGGCGCGATCATGGAATATGTGGACACCGGCCACGAGGGTATCGTGACCCTGAATGGCAACGCCTCGTTCTTCGGTCTGACCGGATCAAACGAAAGCGTCGTGATCGACCCCGAGGGCGCGGGCGGGCGGAACGCCCCGCGCCGGTGGCACTACCGCGCCGACTTCGGCGGCTGGCAGGAGTTGACCACGCTGGCGCTCACCAGCACGATCCCCTACCCGGTCGAGTTCGATGACTACTTCATCACCGCGTTGGCGATCCGCCTCTCGCCCCGGTTCGGCTCCGAGCCCCGCCAGGTGACGATCCTGCGGTTCCAACAGATGGAGGCGTACATCCGCGACCAGTGGCTCCAGGCCGAGGAGGTGTTGTCGGGTACTCACGCCCAGCCGACGCTCCAGAACTGGAGCGACTCCTACCGTGGTGGCGGGCTGGGATGAAGCGCCGGTTCCAGGAGTTCCCCAAGCACGTCTATGGGCCGCACGGGGCGTCGATGATCGTCACCCGCAAGGAGGACCGGCCCAGCGGCTGGACAGACACCCCCGCCCGCGACGACGTGCCCGAGTACGCAGCGCCTGTGCGCCCGAACCTGGGCCGGGCGGAGATGAAGGCCGCATTGCGCGCCCAGGGCGTCCCGTTCGACGAGCGCGCGGCCGACGTGGCGTTGTGGGAGTTGCTGACGTGACCGACGTTCCTCTTGCCTTCTCCGACGATCCCCGGACCTACGCCGGTCTGCCCCGGATCGCGCTCCAGAACCGTTTCGTCGAGCAGAACCTTGCCACGGCCAAGGGGTCGGCCATGATCGCCCGCCCCGGCACCGACGAGTTGGAGGTCTACGGCGACGGCCCCATCCGCTCGATCTTCTCGCTCCCCGGTCTGTTCGGGGGCGCAGCCTTCATCGCTTCGGGCAACTCCATGTTCCGCCGCGAGGTCGATGGGACCGTAATCCCCATGGCGGGCTTCATTTACAACAGCGCCGACGTCAGCATGACCGGCGTTGAAGGCGCGGGATACCAGCACCTGTTTATTGCGGACGGCTCCCTGCTCCAGGTTTACCGGGGCGGCACACAGGCGTCGGGCATCCTGACGGCCACGGCCCAGCCCGCCGACGCCGACGTGGTGCGGATCGGGGACGTCTATTACTCGTGGGTCACGACCGTCGTGAACGGCGCGGGAACGGCGGCCAGCCCGTGGCGCGTCCTGATCGGGGCTGACCTGAACGCCAGCATGAACAACATGCTCCAGGCTATCAGCTTCACGGGCACGCAGGGCGTGACCTACAGCGCCAACCTTGGCGGCCAGAACCCGCAGGTGACGGCGGCCTATCCCGGCCTGAACGTGGACGACGACGCGCTGTTGACCGTGACAGCGCGCACCGATCTGGCTGCGGGCAACGACCTTGCCACGACCGAGACGGGCGCCAACATGGCCTGGGGCGCTGCGACCCTGACGGGCGGCGGAACACACGCCCTGAGCGGCGTGGCGATGCCTGACGGCCTGCCCCCTATCGCGGTGGCGACCCTCAAGAGTTTCGTGCTGGTCGCAATCGGGAACTCTGATCGGTTCTACTGGATACGCCCTGCCGAGATAACCATCGCCCCGCTGGACTTCGCCACGGCGGAGAGCCAACCCGATGACGTCCTGACCGTCGAGGTGGTGGGCGACACCGCCTGGTTCGTGGGCGAGGGGTCCACCGAGGTCTGGTATGCCACCGGCGTTGCGGCCTCGCCCTTCGCGCCCGTGCCGGGCCGCGTGTTCGACCGGGGCGCGATCGAGGGCACCGTGGTGAACATCAAGGGGTCGGTGTTCCTTGTCGGGCGTGATTATGTGGTCTACGCTATCGCGGGGGCACCGAACCGCATATCCAATCACGGCGTCGAGCAGACGATCCGCACCGCTCTGGAGGCATGACATGGCGATCATCTACGCGAACAGCATGGACCACTACGGCCCCGCCGTGGCCACGAACGCGGTTAGTTTCAGTTCGGCAACGTGGGTGTTCAACCCCGACATCATCCTCGGGGACAGCTGGGCGGGAGACCCCACTGCGCCCTCAATTCCGTTTTTCAGAGGTACTGGTCAAATGCGGCTTGAGAGCCCATTGTGGGGTTCGCGACGTGGCGACCTTTCGCTGGTTGCGGACAGCTTTGAGATCAGCCCCAATACAAGTACCGCGACGGTGATCACACAGCTTGCTTCGATGGGCATGAGGCTCGTGATACCGGGTGCGTCGGCCAGCACACGACTGGTACACTTCGCGTTCTCCTGCTCCGATTTGCCGGTGGTTGACACCGCACACGGCCAGATTGCGGCTTTCACGACCAGCGGAGGCGCCATTTCCTTCCGCCTCTGCGTCGATACGACCGGGCGTTTGATGATCACGGACAGCGCACCTCTCACAACTGTCGGCAACACTCCTGTGCAAGGCCTTCCAGCCATCCTCCTGCGCTCTGCGGCTCCAGTCATCCAGCCTCTGACTTGGTATTACATCAGCATGAGGATTGTCAAAAGCGTTGCGGGTATGGCCCTTGACGTCTACATTGGCGACATCACGGCAGGTAGTCTTGTTCTGACCGGCACGGAACTCGATGTGGGCACGGCAGACATTCTGGGCATCACATTCCTGCCGACGTCGTTCCGGGGTGCTGGCGGGCAGAGCGACTTGACCCAACGTGCCATCCGCGACATCGTGATCTGCAACACCGCTGGCAGCTACAACAACGACCTGCTGGGCCAAGTGTTCGTGTCCGCGCAGGAGATGCGGACGGAGGACAACGAGGGCGACAACTGGCTGGCCTACCCGCGCGAGAACATCGGCCAAGGCGTTCTCGATCACCAGACCAACCGCACGGGCGTCCGGTTCGCTGACGCTGCGGCGCTGACCGTCGCGGCGGCCGACTTCACCTTCGAGACCTTCGCCCGGTTCGACACCCTGCCCACCGGCGCTGCCACCATGACCCTGCTCTCCAAGTGGCGCGAGGCTGCGGGCCTGCGGTCCTACATGCTGTACTACGACGGCGCGACGGCATCGCTGGTCTGGCAGGTGTCCACCACCGGCGCCGACACCATCGTGGTCAAGCGCCTGCCGTGGGTGCCGGTGACGGACCACTGGTATCACGTCGCGGTGTCCCGCGCGTCCTCCGAGACCATGGTGTTCATCGACGGCGTGCAGCTGGGCGTTCCGCTGGCCGACGCCAATACCTACTTCGACGGCACGGCCTCCATGGTCATCGGCGGCTACCTCACGGCGGCGAGTGCTCCCGACGCGGCCGGTCGGTTCAACGGTTTCCTCGACGAGACGCGGTTCACGGTCGGGACTGCCCGTTACACCTCGGACTTCACCCCGCCGACCGCCCCGTTCCCCACCGGCGCCTCAGACGCGGACTGGGCCGACGTGGTGCTGCTGCTGACCTACGACGACGCAGCGATCACCGACACGTCCAGCTACGCCCGCACGGCCACGTTGTCGGCGCCGAACGTGACGACGCAGTTCCCCGAGGACAAGGCGTCGTCCTATCTGGTGTTGAACCAGCGCCCGGCATGGGACGACACGTTCATGGAGGCGGCTCTTCTGCCCGCCACCGGCACCTTCACCTTCGAGGGCCTGCCCACGGCGGCGGAGACCATCGTGGTCGGCGCCACGACCTACACCTGGCGGGCGGCGGTCTCGGCGGCCAACGACGTGCTGATTGGCGCGAGCATCGCGGCCTGCGTCTCCAACATCATCGCGGCGATCAACGGCGGAGCGGGCGAGGGGACGATCTACGGCACCGGCACGGTGGCCAACACAAGCGCGGGCGCGCTGGAGTTCATTTCCCCGCAGTTCACCCTCCAGGCGGCCACGGCGGGCGCGGCGGGGAACAGCGTCGCGACGACCGAAACCATGGCGGACGGGTTCTTCAACGCCGCTACGCTCACGGGCGGTTACAGCGTCCCGGCGCCCAGCAACTTCGCCATCGAGCGCCTGCCCTTGGACGCAACGGGCGTTCTGGGGGTGCAGGTCACGTCACGCGCCTACAAGACCGATGCGGGCAGCGCGGAGATACGGTTCGATCTGGTCGGCCCCGGCTCCGCCGTGGACACGGGCACCGCCGCCAACGTCGATCTGAACCCGGCATGGGTGCGACAGGTGTTCGAGGAGGATCCTGATACGTCCGCCGCTCTGACGCCCTCAACGATCAACACTGGGCGTATCCGGTTTGTGAGGACGGTGTGACCCGTGACCGACGTCCGCTCCCCGTTTTCCGCCGTCCAGGCCGTCCGGCAGGGTTCGGGCGGGTCTTTGCGTTCCACGTTCGCTACCGTGCAGACTGTGGTGCAAACCACGCCGCCGGAGGTACGCGCTTCCTTCGCCTCCGCGCAAGTGGTGCTGCGTATCAGCGCGGCGCATGTGCGCGCGGCGCAAGTCGTGGCGCAGGTTATTCGGCAAGGGGATGATGGCGCCATGGCAAGAGTTCCCTTCTCAGCAACACAGATCGTCTGGAGGACGGGCGACCCCAGCGGTGTGCGTCAACGGGCCTGGACCTTCGACTTCGACGGGCACACGTTCTATGTGCTGGACCTCGGCCGCGACGGGACGCTGGTTTACGACATCCTGACACAGCAATGGTCGCGGTTCCGCACGGCGGGCTATGGCGGCTGGAACTTCAAGAACGGGTTCCACTGGCGCTCCGGCAAGATGGTGATCGGCGGCGCGGACGGATCGGGCCAACTGTTGAAACTCACGCCACAATCGTTCTTGGACGAGGGCTGGCGTCCGGTGATTTATGAGGTCACAGGTATCCTCCAGACCGGCGGCGTGGACTTCCTGCGCCAGTACGCCCTGCGCATGGTCGGATCGGCCGGTGTGCTGGCGGACAGCATCTCCCCCACTCTGTTCATGGAGTTCTCGGACGACCGGGGCGTGACGTGGGGGCCAACCTACCAGATCGAGTTGACGACGAACACGCGCCAGCGGATCGAGTTCCGGTCCCTCGGGGCGTTCACGGCACCGGGACGCATGTTCCGCATTTACGACGAGGGCGGCATCAAGTTCATCGCCAATGTCGAGGCCGACATCGGGGGCGCAGATGGCCGTACCCCCTCTTAATCCGTTCGTCCGGATCACCGACGAGCAGGGCCAGCCCACGCCGGACTTCATGCAATGGTGGCAGGCCCAACGCACAACCAACGACATCATCGTTCCGCTCGCCACCCCCGCCGAGGTGTCTGCCGTCCTCGACCTGCTCGGAGACACCCACGGCGACCTGTTGTTCAGGGGCGCGTCGATCTGGGACACGCTGGGACCGGGCACAGCGGGCTTTGTGCTGGCCACTGGCGGCCCTGCCGCCGCTCCGGTGTGGGTCACGCTCGACAAGGCGTTCACCGATCTGACGGACACGCCCAGCGCCTACACGGGCCAAGGTGGGAGGATCGTCGCTGTCAACGCGGGCGCGACGGCGCTGGAGTTCATCGCAACCGCAGCGCAGGTGACGACCCTCACGACCCAGGCCGCCGCGTTCTCTATTACCAATACTCTACTCGAAGGGCTTAATGTGGCGCAGACCACGTTCGCCACCGCAGGAAACGTCACTGTGCCGAGCGGTCTGACAGGGACGGAGCCCATGGAGGTTGTCTGGGTGAGCGGTGCCCGCCCGGTGATCGTGGCAGGGGCAGGGGTGTCCATCATTTCCCCCGATGGTGCACGCGCCCTGCGCACAGTGGGGTCATGGGCCAAGCTGACCCCTCGCGGGTCGAACAACTATCTGCTATGGGGCGATCTGACGGTCGGTGTCGAGAACCTTCTGTTGCTACAGGGTGATTTCTCGGGCAATTTGTCGCTCGAAGGCGACGCCGCAAGTGGAACGAGCTATCTGGTCCTCGAAGGGGTCTGACACATGGCAAACGAAACTCTTAGCGACCTCACGGCGGGCTCCACCCCCGACGGCACGGAACTCATGTATGTGGTTCAGGGGGGTAACAGCCGCCGCCTGACCGCCTTGGAGATCGCCAACGCCGCCGACGCCTGGGCTACGGCTGCACAAGGCGCGCTGGCGGACAGCGCCACCCAACCGGGTGATCTGGCGACCGTGGCGACAACGGGGGCGTATTCCGACTTGAGCGGCCTGCCCACGCTCGGGACAGCCGCAGCTACAGCGGCCAGCGACTACGCCACGGCCGCACAGGGCACCACGGCGAACAGTGCTCTCCAGCCCGCCGCCATCGGCGTGACCGTTCAGGCGTTCGAGGCCAAGCTGCAATCGCTCTCCGGTCTGACGGGGGCCGCCGACCGCCTGCCGTACCTGAGCGGCGTCAGCACGTTCGCTCTGGCGACCTTCACAGGTTTTGCACGAACCCTCCTCGACGACGCCGACGCGGCTACGGCCCGCGCCACTCTGGGCGTTCCGACGACTCTGGTGGGGCTGACGGACACGCCTGCCAATTACACGGGCATGACTCGTAAAATCCTGCGCGTGAACGACGCCGCGACGGCGGTGGTGTTCAGGAACCCGTACATCAAGCCCGATGTCGTAAAGCGGCGGCGGGTCACAGCGGCGTCTTGGCTGATCGGCACCAGTGCTGCCGATAACCCGTGGTTTTCCGTAGCATGGGCACCCGAGTTGGGATTGTTTGCAGCGGTCGCCTTCGCAGGCACCGGCAACCGTGTGATGACCAGCCCGGACGGGATCACATGGACGATCCGAACGAGTGCTGCCGATAACAAGTGGTCAGCCGTCGCATGGGCACCCGAGTTGGGATTGTTTGCAGCGGTCGCCTTCTCGGGCACCGGCAACCGAGTGATGACCAGTCCAGACGGGATCACATGGACGATCCGAACGAGTGCTGTTGACAACGACTGGCGGGGCATCGCATGGGCACCCGAGTTGGGATTGTTTGCAGCGGTCGCCGACACTGGCACCGGCAACCGTGTGATGACCAGCCCGGACGGGATCACATGGACCGCACGGACAAGTGCTGCCGATAACGACTGGCGGGGCATCGCATGGGCACCCGAGTTGGGATTGTTTGCAGCGGTCGCCGACACTGGCACCGGCAACCGTGTGATGACCAGCCCGGACGGGATCACATGGACCGCACGGACAAGTGCTGCCGATAACCAGTGGTTAGCCGTCGCATGGGCACCCGAGTTGGGATTGTTTGCGGCGGTCGCCTTCACTGGCACCGGCAACCGAGTGATGACCAGCACGGACGGGATCACATGGACGATCCGAACAAGTGCTGTTGACAACGGCTGGCGGGCAATCGCATGGGCACCCGAGTTGGGATTGTTTGCAGCGGTCGCCAACAGTGGCACCGGCAACCGAGTGATGACCAGCCCGGACGGGATCACATGGACCGCACGGACAAGTGCTGCCGATAACCAGTGGTTAGCCGTCGCATGGGCACCCGAGTTGGGATTGTTTGCAGCGGTCGCCTTCTCAGGCACCGGCGACCGTGTGATGACGTCGGCATTGCCCGAGGTTATCGAGGCGCGCGGCGGTGCAGCGTCCTTGGGTGCGCGACTTGATGTTATTGGGGGCTTCGTCAGCCCAAATGCGGGACCAGTTATTGCAGGGCGGTTCTACGATAACTCGTTTCAGTCTGGCAATTCCACGACACAGACGGGAGTATCTGGTCGGGTGAGACTCGCTCCGTATTTTACATCAATCAAGTACGACGCAGACCAAATTGGCGTTTTAGTTTCAACTGCGGTTGCTTCGGCGTTGGGCCGAATTGCGATATATGGAGTTGACTCGACGGGAGTACCAGATGCGAAGCTGTTTGAGGGTAGCAGTGACCTGGACTTCTCGACGACCGGCTATAAATTCCATGATCTCTCTGCCACTCCCTTCAAGTTCGCGTCGGGGACCATGTATTGGCTTGGCTTGATAACTTCCAGCACCGCTTCAACTCGGGCCATATCTACCACGTCTTGCGTAAATCTTGGATTGACGTCCGCGAGTTCTACCACCTATTCAACAAATTTAATCAGAGCTCTTACTTTTGCAGATGCACTGCCCGATCCATGGGCTTTTGTCGTGGGCGACTATGACGACGGCAGCGTACCTTCGATCAGAATGAGGGCGGTTTAGATGCACAGACTAATCCATGGACCTTTCCTGCTGGACAATTCCAAAGCCCGCTAAAATAACCAGTGTACGACACGTTGAACAATGAGGTAGCGCAATG